GCCGCACACTTCACACTTTTGTTCTACTTTAACAGCATCAATTGATTTTCTACTTCTTTCAGTAGGCTGAACTGAAGGTGTTTTAATATCTTTTGCTTCTACTCCATCATCTGCATACTTATTTTCCCTTGGCCCAACATAAATCGGTTGTCTTTTGCCGCTACGATCAATTACATTAGATGTAGCTTTTGACATAGTAAATTGTTCCATGTCAAATTTTCCAGCAGTAACTATTGGAGTACCTGTTTTTTTTATTTCCACAGGTGCTGCAACAGTCGTTACTACATCTAATTCCTCAGCGTAAGCGTCTAGCATTTCCAATCCCATTCTAACAAGCTCAGGGTCATTTAATGTTTTTCCCTTTGCTATAATTCTTTTTGCCTGTTCTTTAAGATCGCTGCTCATAATTTTTACTCCTTGCCAAATTTTCAAGAACTCTCATTGCGTTCTCAATCGTTCCGATTGTCGCTTCTCCTGCTAATATTCTAGCATCAGCAGTTGTTTTGAGCGTCTGTAATTTTATACCAGTTTGACTACTTCTAATAGATTCATAGTATTTTTCTTCCCACTTTGCATATTTATCATGTTTTGATCCAGTGATAAGATATCCAATACCTTGCTCAGCCCATGCCTTAACAGCTTTCTCTCTCGCCAGTCTCATTTTTAAATGCCCAAGGTGTTGATTTAATACATACACTGCTGTTTGACATTCAATAGAAGACATTTTGCTTACTTCATCGCGAGATAGATGAAGGAGTTGAGTAACTTCATGCAGTCTGTCGCTCAATTTCTCATTATCAATATCTATATGATTATTATGAATCCATTCATCAATAGACTTATGGAAGTTATTAATTTTAATATCTATGTCTTCCATATTTTTTTCCTCCAGTCCTCAATTGACTCGTTATGGAATAGTTCTATTAATTCAAAATTATTTAACTCACACCAAGACTTTTTGTCTCGATCTCTAGCCTGAGCTTTATAAAATTCCATCTTATTAGCAAAGAAGAAATTGTTAAATTCAGTGTGTTGTTGTCCATGTACTTCAACAATAAGTGACCTGATTGGAATAAAAAAATCAGCTTTTAATACTGATTTTCTATTACTCGTTTTTGTTCCGGGCAAGACAAGCTCTTCAAGAATTCTATCATTTGGATATCTTTCTTTAAGTAGTTGTTGAGCCTTATTATGAAGTCCTGATCTTTTCTCTGTGTCAACAATATTATTGCTTGGTATCCATGAGTATTCCTTGCCGTCAAGTCCAGCAATAATCAATATAACATTTCCTTGACTTTAGATTCTAGCAGAGTATAAAGCTCTTTATGTTCTGTAAGATAATTATATACCTTTTCTTGGCCTTGCAGTTTTACCTTTTCAGATTCAACAAAATCAAGATTGTACCAAGATCCAGCAACAGAGATTAAACCTAGCTCGCAAGCTATCATTAAAATTTCTTGAACCTTATCAATCCCATGTCCAAATCTGATCCAGCTTTCACAAGTCTTATAGGGTGAACCAATTGAAGAACATAATACATCCCAAGTTACCTTGAGTCCAATCACATTCTTTTGATCCTTCGTTGACCCCGCTGACTCCCATGGTGTAACGCCTTTGACTTCCATACGTGTATCTGCTTGGAATTGGATCTTAACGCCACCATCGGCCATTTTGGACTTGCCATAGCCACTGGTATTTGTAATCATGTGAGTAATTAATATTACCAAACACTTTTGATTAGGCACAGTCTGACCCAACTTTTTAACAAAGTCCGAAAGAATCTTAGGTAGTCCCGGTCTAGTCATACCACTAATATCTTCATCAAGATCTCGCGATGGGATCAATGACGATATTGAATCAATAACTAGAACACAACCCTCATTCTCTTTTGCTGAAATTAATTTCCTAGCAATGTCAAGAAATGTCTCTGCTGCTAATGGTTCATCACCTGAACGAATGACTTGTACTAATGACGGGTCGATTCCCGGCACTTCAAAGTTCATCTCTTTTAATCGACCCTCAACATCAAGATAAATAATCTTACGACCGAGGGCTTGACAATTAGCTATAATCTGCATTGTCGTTGTTGTCTTTCCTACCTTTGGTGGTCCAGAAAGAATTACCCAAGAACCCTCTTTAATACCACCACCGAGAGCCAAATCAATAGCAGGACTAATTGATATGGTCTTGTAATTTCTCTTCTGCTCAAGGACTTTATCTCCCGTAGTAACATAGTCGCCATATTTTTTAATAAATTCTTTATCAATCACTGTTGCCATTTTCTATTTCCTTTAATCTACTTATCAATGTTTTACTCCCAAATGATTTTCTTGATTTGAATTGCGATGGTTCAACTTCAATTACTTCAATTGTAGCATGTTTTGGTGCATTGTCAAGAGCAAATTTGATTTTTTCAATCTCTTGTTTTACATTTCTCGCTCCAAGAGATATAGTTTTAGACCCAGAGCTTGACTTTATAAACTTAATAACTGGTTCTTCGCCATACTCTTTGACTAACTTATTTGCTAATGATACTTGCCTAATGTAGAGCTTCTTCCATTTAGGCAAATTCCAAAACTTGTAAGGTAGCGTCCCAGCTTTTTCATGTTTTGCACATCTTTGACATATAATCTCAGCAATATACTGTGCAGAAGTACAAAAATCCCCAGTAGATGGGGATTTGTATTTATTTATATCACTTTGCTCTTTTCGGTTTGACATGAACAACTGTCTCCACAAGTATTTCTTTGTCTATATAACAATTCTTCATTCTCTGGAGTTAATTGTCTTATTTCATTATATGTGCCGAATTTACATTCAGGCCAATAGAAGCGAGTGACATATATTAAGTTGTCTTCTTTTAACTGTCCAAAAGTCATAAATGAATATGTAGTCTCTTCTACTTCATTAATGTCTTTTGATATGCCCCGTATAATAAGAATATTGTCCAAGCCATTTAAATCGCTATACACTTCTTGTTCTGGATTGCCCGGAACGATTACTGCGACTTTGGTAATCTTGACATTGTTATTATAGCAGTATTGCCTCAATCGAGTCCAAGGATCTTTATGATTTGGCAGATCAAAATCAGACAATATCTCTGTTCCATCCGCCAGAGTACATTTCCACAATATTTGCTGATTCGCCAACAAGTTGATGATATGTTCGTTATATCCTTTGCAAATCATTGATCTTCCCTAATCTTCCGAATGCAGTTGCCGTATCGAGGAGGTAAATTACCAGTACTTTTTGATCTTCGATCTTTAGCCGTTTCGTCTGCTCTCATTGAGGCTTCCGGAGTCATTGTCGTGACACCATATTCTTTTTTGCGTGCAAACAATTCTCTGACTTCGGGATAACTCTTTGGACTCTCTTCATTTTTTTGTGCTAGCTTTGGCTCGCTAATATTGACTTTTTTATTCTCATTACCCATTTTAACTTCTGTGGTAATATCTTTTTTTGGTACTGCTTTTTTCTTTGCCATTATTAATATCCTTTATTGATAAATTCTCGCTGAGCGTGCGTTAGAAATAATTGTCTTCGTGTTTTTAAATATTTTATATATTTAGAATATACTGAAGTGTCTACTTTTTTAAATTGAAAATTATATGCATTCAATTTATTCATGTCCATGCCATAAGGATCAAACAGCAGTCCCCTGCCATGTTTAATATAATAGTTTACTATAACTCTATTTTCTTCTTTGTTATGCAAATTTGTTATCTTTGCTACAGCGTTTTGTTCTTGTCCTAGTTCACCCGTTTTATCAATATATTGAACTTCAAGTTGATCTGTTTCGGGAACTAATAGTCCAGTTAAATTCTCATTCTCGTTCCTTGCCATTATTTCCACTCAAACTTTCTAATTTATCTTTTACTTTTTGTACACAGTTCCATTTATCATATCCCGAAATTGAAATCTCGCCAAGGCTTGTCATTTCATGTTTGTCAAACAGGTCGCTGCAATCAATAACCTCTGGATCGATACTTCCATCAGGCAATAGTCTATGTATAAAAATACGGAACTTCACAACACCAATGTGTGGACCTATATTTCTTGGCTGTCTTTCAATCATAGTTTTCCTGTTTCTATATATTTCGTTACTTTGTCTTGCGGTAGAT